GGTGCTACAGGATACCTTTGGTACATTAAAGCTGAGCACGAAACTCGTCTACGTTTCGAGGATGCATTGGAAATGATGTCAGTTGAACATATCAATGCAGATGCTGATTCAGGTGCTCAATCTTATTTCAACACTGGAGGTGCTGGAAGTACAAGTCTTGGTGGAATGCCTGCTGGATCTCAAGGTATGTTTGCTGCTATTGAGGCACGAGGTAACGTATGGTCTGGAGGTAATCCAGCTGCAATGGCTGATTTCGATACAGTTGTTGAGCGTTTGGATGCACAAGGAGCTATCGCTGAGAACACATTGTTCGTTAATCGTCAGTTCTCTTTGGATATTGATGATATGTTAGCTACACAAAACTCTTACGGAGTTGGTGGTACATCTTACGGTATGTTTGATAACGATGCTAATATGGCATTGAACTTAGGTTTCACAGGATTCCGTAGAGGATCTTACGATTTCTATAAATCAGACTGGAAATACCTTAACGCTTACGATTTGAGAGGTGGTGTTAACGGTGGTGCTGTAAACGGAGCTTTGATTCCTGCAGGTACTACTACAGTTTACGATCAAGTATTAGGAAAAAATGCTACTCGTCCGTTCTTACACGTTCGATACAGAGCTTCTGAAAACGAGAACCGTAAATTGAAAACTTGGATCACAGGATCTGCTGGTGGAGCTTCTACAAGCAGCCTTGATGCAATGGAGGTTCACTACTTATCTGAAAGAGCACTTTGTACATTGGGAGCTAATAACTTCTTCTTGTTCAAAAACTAAGAAAGATAAATAATACCAGAGGGAGGTGAAATATCCTCCCTCTATTTTTAACAATTTTAATTAAATACAAATGAAAAAAACAGTCGAATTTAAGGACCGTACATACGTCCTTTCAGGTAACAAATCTTCTCTTAGCTACTACATAGCTTCAAGAGATACAAAAAGAAACAGATTACTCTTTACAGATAAAGAGACAGGTCGAAACAGAGCAATGAGATATGCTCGAAACCAAGATTCACCTTTTATTGATGAGCAGGACGATACAGCTATCGTTGAGCCTATCGTATTTGAAGAAGGTATCCTAATAGTTCCAAAAACAAACAAGGCATTACAAGATTTCTTAGCTATTCATCCGGCCAACCAAGCTAATGGAGGTAGCGAGTTTTTTGAGTATAATCCTGAAGAGGAGGCTCAAAGACGTATGGAAGAGCTTGATCTTCGTACTGACGCTATTATTGCAGCTAAGACATTAGACTTCAATAAAACTATGGCGATCGCTCGTACTTTCTTGAGTGGTAACATCGATAAGATGTCATCTTCAGAAATCAAGTATGACGTATTATTGTTTGCTGAGAATAATCCTGAGGATTTCTTATTAGCTATCGATGATCCTGACATGGATTTGAATAATATCGCAGCAAGAGCAATGAAAGAAGGTATGGTGACACTGAGAGGTGGAAAGGATATTTTCTATAACTTGAAAGATAATAAGAAAAAGATATTAACAATACCTCATGGCATGAAACCGGAAGATGCATTTGCATCATGGTTGCATTCTGACGAGGGAACAGAGTTCTATCAGATTCTATCAAATATGTTTGCAGAATAATTAGTATATTTGCACCATTGTTTAACCCATTAATTTTTTAGAAAATGGAAAAGTTTTTAAAAGTTACGTTAAGTGACACACCTATTATGATTCCTGTTAAGTCAATTTTACATATTGAATTAGGAGCAGATCAAACTATTCAAGTATTGTATAATATTGTTGGATTCCCAGCTACAACAGCTTCACAAGTTGTAGGTGTATCATTAACAGCAGCTACTGCTACAGATACTGCTAAAACAAAGGAGCAACTTACTGCATTTGCTAATTTGATGGAAGAGGCTCTTACTATGCCTTGGACAAAACCGGTTCTTGACATCACATCAAAATTGCCTTATGCAATTACAGGTTTTGGACAGATTGAAGAAGAGTGGTCTGCATAATCAGTATTGATTAACTATTAAGAAGGCACTATTTTACTAGTGCCTTTTTTATTATCTTTGTAAAAAAAAAAATAAGTTATGGCAAAAAAAGATTTTGATCCTCCTTACTACGATACTAAAAAACAACTAAATAAACATAGGCTTGCATTTGCTGCTTCTATTTTACCTGCAGTAGCAGGAGCTCTTGCATCAAAACAAGTTAGAGATGCAGCTAAAAATGTTGGAAAGAAAATTAAAAGTAAAGCAGTAGAAGTAAAAAGTGATATTAACACTCTTAAAAGAAAAGTTAAATCAAATGTAGCTTCAAATAAGTCTGAACGTCTTTATGATAAAGCAGCTAAACTTGGTTCAAAAGTCCAAAAACTTCAGAAAGAAAAACCAGGAAGTGCACAGTTACAACGTAAGACAACTAAAGCAAATGAAATGATTAAGCGTTCAACAGCAGCTCAACAAAAAGCTATTAAACTAAGAAAAAAATAAGTTATGACACAAATTCCAGCAGGTACTAAGTTCATAGGTATAAGTGCTTCGTACCCAACAACAGAAAGAAAATCAGCTCTTAATAACTCTTATTCAGAGGTTTATAATATCCAGGATCTTGCTACAACTATAAATACAACTATGTATGATGTAGCTAATGTTTCACAAACAAATAATCCATTAAATACAGTTACTGTAAACGCTACAAGTGGAATTATAACAACTCAATCATATATAACTCCTGCTAATAGTTGCACAACAGGAGGTTCATTTGCTGTTAATAATACAAGAGTGAAATCAACATCTAAAATACTATTAACGTGTGAGTATTTAGGAACTGGAAATGGGATACCTGTTGCTTGTCCAAAATTGATAACTGATAATCAATTTCAGATATTAATATGTAATGGAGGAGGTGAGGCATTAAATGGATCTATAAAAATTCATTTTACAATAATAGATTAATAAATAACACAACAACACAATTAGGGTGGTCGCTAAGCGTCCGCCCTTTTTTATTATCTTTGCATAAATTATAGTCGTAATGATTGATACCGTCAGAAATACAGTTCTATCAATAATAAGCAAGGATAATAGAGGGTATATAACACCGTTTGAGTTCAATCTAATTGCAGATCAGGCTCAAAAAGATATATTCGATAACTATATCTATGATTATAGCAATGCTATTAACAAGCAGAATGCACACATGCATGGAACCGGGTATGCAGATATACCAGGAAAGATTGCTGAAGTGATAGAGAAATTTATTGTTAGCGAGACATTGGTTCCGTCTACAGGTGGAAAATTCTATACCCCTGGTAATGAGCCTAGCAACCCTAAGCAGCCATACTATAAGTTAAACAACATTGTTTACAATAACGCTACAGAGATTGAAGAGGTTACTAACGCTACAGCGTTAAGACTGAATAACTCATTGATGACTCAGCCGTCGACAACGTATCCTGTGTACGTGCTTAACGGATCAACAATACAGGTATATCCAACGGCTATCACAGCGAACGTACAGGCGAACTATATCAGATACCCTAAGGCTCCTAAATGGACGTACTTCCAGGCTTTAGAGAATGGTGAGCCATTATTCAATCAGTCTGCCGCTGACTACCAAGATTTCGAGTTGCCAATAAGCGATCAGAACAACTTGGTTATCAAGATATTACAATACGCTGGTGTATCTATCAGAGAGGGAGATATCGTTCAGATGGCTAAGGCTGAAGAGGTTCAAGACAAACAAGAAAAAATATAACGTATGCCATACATTACTCCTTATCAATATTACGAGAATGGCGGTGACCTGCCTGAGGATGCGAACTGGGGATCGTATCAGTATACATCATTAGCTGACATTGTTAATAACTTCATGCTGATGTATATCGGCAATGACAAGCAGCTGAATAATGTTAAAAGACATGAGGTAATATTTCATGCAAAACAGGCTATCAAGACTCTTAACTTCGATGCTTTGAGGTCTATCAAGACTGTAGAGATGAATGTTGGTAACTCTCACGAGTCATTGAACTGGCTTAAGTTTATTCTTCCGAGCGACTACGTTAACTACGTTCGTATCTCTATTAATGTAGACGGAGTACTTCGTCCACTATACGAGAATAAGAAGGCTAACTCTGCAAAGGGATATCTACAGGATAATAACGAGCGAGTACTATTCGATGAGAATGGTGAGATACTAGTAGGTACGTCAAGCCTTGATCTTAGCAGAAGAACAATGCAGCAGTACAGCGGACTTGGACCGTACAACAACCAGTGGGGATGGTATATCGATGATATCTGGTACTTCGGATACCGGGTAGGCCCTAAATACGGAATGAATCCAGAGGATCTATACGTTGGCCCTACATTCAGAATAAACAATGGAGCGATTGACTTCAGCTCTGACATTGAGGGATCACTTGTAGTCCTTGAGTACATATCTGATGGTATGGAGAACGGTAACGATGCCGAGGTGATGGTTAATAAGATGGCCGAGGAGTTTGTATACAGATACATCAAATGGGCTCTTCTTAATGCTAAGTATGGCATAACTGTTTACGATCGTAAGCTTGCAAGAGATGAGAAACAGGCAGAGTTTAGAAACGCTAAGATACGTCTAAGCAACATGCACCCATCTCGATTGTTAATGACTCTTCGTGGAAGAGGAAAATGGATTAAATAATGGCTCAGTACATAAATAGTTTTATACAAGGTATCATGAACAAAGACCTCGATGAGAGGTTGATACCCGAAGGTG